AACCAAACTCTTGGTCGAACTGTCTTTGTGAGGTGTTTCGAATCGTTTCTTGCGCCCATGCTTCGTCTCTACCCGGCACCATGCTCCAGTGAATTTCAATAGGCATATATGTGCTAGTCTTTTCGACGGCTTTCGTCCACATCTTATAGAACAAGTTCATGCCGTTAGGTGTAGAGACGATAACGACCTTAGAAGTTTTACCAGATGAAATAGTAGGATATGTAGAATTAAAGAAGTCCTCAGCAATATTATTCGGTACGAACGCAAACTCGTCTAGAAAGATTAGGTTGAATGAGAAACCACGGACGGAACTACCTGAGGTAGAGTCGGCTAGAACTCTCGAACCGTTGGCGAGATAAATGGATCCTTTGTTCCACTCTTTGATGCCCTGTTTTAGAAACATTGGCAAGTATTCGAAGGCTAGCTTAAGTTTGCCAAGTAGTTCTCTAGCAGTCGGTGCACGGTTAGCAAGAATAGCGACAACAAAGTTCTCGTTAAACAAGACTTGGTGAAGGATATACGCTACCGATGTAGTAGACTTACCGACCTGACGAGGTAGTTTACAGATAGAGAAACGATTGTCGTGGAATGTTTGCAGCATTCTTTCCTGGAAGTCCCACATTTCGAATGGGATCAAACCACGGTCAACGTTAATGATCTTGATATACTTGCGAGCAAAATAAACAGGATCTTCGGCACACTTTAGATACTCATCTAGTTCTTTTTGAGTAAAAGAATGACGATACTGCTCATTAGGCAGATTGGGATTATTCTGGTAGCTGTAAGGTGTCCTTGCCATCTTGCTCTTTCTTGTTCTTTATGGCAGATAACAACTCTGCGGTAGAACCCACAAAAACTGCTTGTTCAACATTAATATGTCCCTCGGCGTTTTTCTTGCGAGGATCCGAATCAGGATCAGGTTCTTTAAGATCCCTTTTCATTTTCTGTAGATTATATAGGTCTTTAGATGTTTCACCGACCGTCTTGATTAGGTTGGCAACTACCTCAAAGCCTCTTGCTGATTCGTTTTGTCTAGCAATAGTAGAGATATCTTCAAGGGCATCGTTACCCTTTTCGATAAGATTACGGAGGGTATTTCTGACTAGTTTATAGTCTGCGTCTTGATCTTCTTCTGCTGGCAATTGTTCATATACAACAACTTCCTTGCTTGGCTCATTTTTTGTTTCTTCAACCTTATGCTCAATACCTAGTGCGTCAGATAAGTTCTTTGTCATGTCTCACTTCCAATTATGTAACTAAGAATGTCATTCCATATGCATTTTCAGCATCGATAGTAAAGTAGTTCGATTTGCTAATTGTGGTATAGGTATTTTGTAGGTAACCAATTGTTGTGCTTCTAGTATCATTGTTAGAGCGAGCAAATGTAGCAGTTGTATTGGTAATACCAATAACAGCATTTGCTACCGCACCGTCTTGATTGAACATAGCAACCCAAATCTGTCTAGACTTGACAGTTGTATTAGCTACCACACCAATTGAACTATTAGCAACCCACTCGGTAACATTAGAGAATTGTTGATTAAAACCTCTCAATGCGACACAATTAATATTACCTCCACCAGATACAAAGACGGTTGAATTTGACTCGTCAATGCCTCTTTTCTTATATGCAAGCAATCTACCAGAACCCGAACCATTAACGGCGGTTGTGGTATTAGAATATATTGTATTCCAATCTGCTGGCAATTCTGGAACTGTTAAGTTATCTGCTACAGCAAATACAACCAGTGTATCACCTGCATAACCGCTTGGATACTCAAAAGTTATATTCTCTACAACTCTTTCAGAAGTCATAGTTTGTCCAACAAATTTTGGGTTGTTACCTAGTCCAACTAATGTCTGTTGAATTGCCATTATGACAAACCAGCTCCTGATACGGCAAATGTATTAGCACGGACACAGATAAGAGTTGCGAGTCCATAATTGCTCAACAATCTATTTCCTGTATCGTTGGTACCGGATAGAAGTAGCGTAACATTGTTGTTCTGTGTAATCGTCAATGATGTTGCGGTATTGTTGAAGATGCTTACTGTCTGACCGGTGGCAAATACAGAGTTTACGATAAACACATTAGCACCGGGTGCATCAACAGAAATCAACTTACCGGTATCAGCCAATGTTAGAATATATGATGCAGGCTGACTATTAACTGGCAAATCTCTTAGCGGACCGTTAACATCAGATACATAACCATTTACATATAGACTGCCTTCAAGACTTGCATTTGTATTAGGTAGAGAATTGTTTGCTGTATTAAATGCAGCAGTAATGGTAGTACCGAATGTGTTAACTGTTACCGCTGCGTAGTTAGCAATGTTGAATGATGTATTAGAAATGGTTGAAATTACATTCAACTGTCCATATGAAGCGATTGTAGTTGCGGCAACATTATATGCATACTCATATGTCGAGTTAGCAAAGTTAGATCCGTTATTAGCTAGAATGTATGCGGCATTGGCTCTATCGAATGCAGGACCAGGATAACCGAACTCACTAGCAATTGTATTAGCACGGTTATATGCACTGTTAGCAACATCATAAGATGAGTTGGCATGAAGGAATGCAGCATTAGTATTAGCAATGACACCATAAACAAGAGCATTACTTGTATTAGCTAGATCAAACACAACAGTTGTGGTGGCAGCCACATTGTATGAGAAGCTATTAACAGTGTTTGCAAATGTGAATGATGCAATAGCATTGACTAGAGCGGAATTTGCTGTATCATTTGCTAGGTTTGCTCTCTCAAATGCTCCGGTGAATGCAGCAAGGGCGATAGTATTGACACTAAGTCCACCAAGGAAGTTATTAACATTGGTATTGGCAGCCTGAGCGATTGCTAGAGCGTTTGCTGTATTAGATGCTGTAACTGTAATAGTATTGCTAAATGAGTTGAGTGTATTACCGAACTCATATGCCAATAGAGAAACAGCACCACCGTCTAGGCTATAGACGAAAGAGTTTGCGGCAGTTGCAGCGATATATGCGGCAGTTGCTAGATCAAATGTTTGATATCCGAATGTATTGACAGTATTAACTAGATTTGAAACGGCATTAACTCTTTCATCTACCAATGTAATTCTGTCATTACATGTATTGGCTTCATCAAATGCAGCAATAGCAATTGTTGGGAACTTATATTCTAGAGTGAATGATGAAAGACTATTTGCTAGATCATAAACGGTGTTTAGTGTAGCATAGACATTCTGAGAATAACCGTTTGAGGTATTAGCAACATTGAATAGCTGGTTGATTCTAAACTCTAGTCCATCGGAACGAGTATTAACAGTATTGGAAGCATTGAAAACAATAGCCACACTGTTAGCAACATCGGATACATATGTATTTACCGTATTTGCATAATCAAAGGCAGCATTTGTTCTGTCTGATACTTCGGCAACAGTAGCGGCTAAGCCTGCGCCAGATGTAAGCGAAAGATTGTTAGCAAATGCGAAAGCGGCTACAGCAACATTAGATGTGTCGTTAGCAAAAGCAAATGCAGCATTCGCCTGGTCATATACTGTATTGACTCTGGTATCCAGATCACCATTTGTAAGTGAATAAGCATATGCATTAACCGAATTGGCAAATGTATAAACATTAGCAACATCGGAATTTGTGGCCGATGTAATGGTGACAAGTGTATTGGCTAGATCATAAGCATATGATAGAGTGGTGCTAACAAGTCCTGTTTGTAATAGGGCACTGTTGGCAAAGTTATATGCTGTATTTGATTGATCATATGCAGCACTAAGTTTAGAGCCAAATGTATTAGCATAATCAAAAGATGCTTGTGATGTTGCATAAGCAAGGTTCGATTGATTGTAAGATACAGTAAAGTTGGCAGATAATGTCGATACAGTAGCATTAGATGAGTTGAGTGCGCCTTGAAGCGTAGTAATACTATCAAGTGCATTTCCGATAGAAATGAATGCTGTATTAGAAAGATCCGATAATGTATTAGCAGCCAGGGCAGTATTGTTTGCTAATCCATATACAGATGTTACAGTGTTTGAGGTATCGTTAGCAAAAGCAAATGCTGATATTACTGTATTTGATGAATCGTTTGCAAGTGCATATGAGCTATTAGCGGTTGTGTAAGCCGCATTAGCTGTATCATATGCTGAATTTGCTGTATCGAAAATTGGGTCTGCCATTTAAATTATCCTATCTTCTTCTTTAATTCATCAATTTCAGCCATTAGTCCTTTGATTGCTTCTACTAACACAGGAACTATCTTTTCTTCTCTTACTGTCAAATATGGGTTTTCAGGATCATAGTTGATGCCTTCTCTAGGAATCAATCTGTCACCATCCTTATTAGTATATTGTAGCATTTGAATTGCTGCTGCCTGTGGAAGAACCTCTTGAACTTCCTGTGCAACCAAACCAACTTCGATGCCAGTATTAGTTTCATCCAAAAGTTTGTTGCCGATATCATTCCATTCATAACGATAACCATTTATACCATTAAGAATTGTGCGCCAATCAGTAATCTTAGTAAGGTTCTTCTTAAGTCTTCTATCCGACCAATAAGCAGTAATATTGCCGTTTGTGTAGAAGTTGCCAGCGCCTTCGAAAATAGCTCTAGTACCATTGTCTTGTGTGCCGAATCTAATCCACCACTGATTTGTAAAGCTTCCTGAAATCCAGGTTGCACCACCATTACTGAAATGGAATCTAACGAAATTATCTGGATATGATCTAACCCACTGATCGTTGTTTAGCTCAAGGACATTCAATCTAGTTCCAGCAGATGGATCAACATAATAGTTGATGTTGTTTCTATCTCTAATAGAACTTACTTGAACTTCGTTTAGAATTGAAGTTCCCGCAGGATCGAGTAAGAAAGTCTGATTATCTTGATCAAGGAATCTTCTTCCAACAATATCACCAAACGAACGAATATAATTAACATCAAGGTTAGCTAGTTTAGAATTGCCATTAGGATCAACTCGGTAATCTTGATTGTTTAGATCGATCAAGAGAGGAGCGTAAACGGCATTAGAGCAAGTCATATTAACAAAACTTGTTCTTTCGAATGCGGCATTTGCTTTAATGAATGCAGCGTTAGCATGTCTAAAGACTGTTGAATTGGGTGGTAATGCTTGCAATGCTATCAATACATTGTTAGAATGTAGGAATGCGGCATTAGCATGTGTGCGAGCCGTGTTAGCGTTAATATAACCAGCATTCGCATGGGTTCTTGCCGTATTGGCGTTTATGTATGCTGAGTTGGCATGATCCCTAGTAACATTTGCTCTTCCGAATGCATTGTTAGAATGTGAGAATGCCGCATTAGCATTGAAATACGCTGAGTTTGCATGACGGAATATAACAGTATTCGCTCTAGCAAAAAGATTGTTAGAGTGATTGAAAACGGTATTAGCATTGAAATATGCAGCATTAGCATGACGCCAAACGGTGTTTGTTGTCGCAAAGGCATCGTTTGCCTTAAAGTATGCTAGATTGGCGGTGCGAAAAGCTAAAACAGTATTTTGTGATATTTGTGCGAAGCCACCGAATGTTAGATTTGCACGATCATATGCAGAGTTGGCGTGAGCCCATGCCAGATTAATTCTGTTGTTTGTGCTTCTACTAAATGAGTTAATTGTATTAACGGTATTAGTGCCGTTGGCAAACAATTCTTGAAAGTTGTCGTTTACTTTAATAAACGAATCTCTAAGTGTATCGCCTTTGCCGTCGTTAGCAACCGAACCTACATTTACTATTTGTCTGGTCATGTTCTCTTAATCCGAGGTTATTTAAGTATATTTAGTTACCGTCTATACAAAGTTTCGCTATACCCATAATCGTCGCCGGGTTCAGAATTAATAGGATCGGGTGTATGTCTAATCATAAATGCATCTTCTACAGGTTGTTTCTGTGATATGATAGTGCATACCGCATTGGATTCGGTGGCATGAACTCTGTTGTTAGCGAAGAATCTTCCTTCTGTGACATTAACAACAAGGCTGTGTGCATTAGCATTATATGATACCACTTTGCCGTATGCATTAGATGTTAGAGGATTATGTCCCTGATAGACCACATCACCTCTATTGAAGCTACCGTTTGCATTTGCAACATTCAATGTGGCAATATAGCCATTGTTTGTTATGATAGTGTTATCAGCAAACACTCTAGTATTAGCAGAAGTGATAATCTTGGGCGTTGTGATTGGGCCATAGAAATGCATCTTCATTGTGAAAGTGAGAGTCCAATATACATAACGAACTGAGTCAAAGTTGCCTTCGTATTGAATGTCGTTTGTTACTGAATTAAGAATTACAGGCACATCTTTTAGAAATCCTAGATCGGGAATCATGTTTGTTGTGACTGTGAAATCGGGATTGAAGAAAGGTAAAATCTGTTCTACAATATGTGTGCCATCATCAATGTTTCTTGCATAGATGTTCAAAGCGAATGTAATGTCATAAGGCACACCAACATACTGCGACTTAACAGATGATCCATTATTAGGTGCTACTGCCCTTAATGTAGAGTTTTGCTTGCGAGTAGGATCATATGAGATACCTGTAATCTCGAAACTCATTCTAGGAAGAATAGCTTGAAACTGTTTTAGTAGTGCTGGGTCGGACTCAATACGAGTGACCATCTTCTCTTTAGGAGCATAGATGATCGGGACCAAGAAACGCTGTGTCTCTTTGCCTGTCTGATTATTCGTTCTAACTACAGTAATGTCATCAAACAGTCTGCCAAATAGAATGACTGCTTTCTTAGTTAGTGAGTGATAAAACGGTGCATTACCTAGCATTACGGTGTTCCGAATGGATTGATTTCAGATAGATCAAGAATAAGTTCTGTTGACTTGCCGAAATCATCGTTGTTAAAGAAATCTTGCATTACGAAATCACCAGTTGCATCTACACCGTTGGCGGTTGTAGAGAATATTGCCTGCGATGTATTACCATAAACATTAGCACTTGGGCTGAATGTGCCCATGATGTTGTGTAGAAGCATTGTTCCATTAGCTGCAAACCATTCAGAAACTTCGGCTGTAGCAGTAGCGTTTGCCCATGTTCCGTCTGGTGACTGATAAACAACCTCGTTATCACGGAATGATCCTGAACCAGATGTGTTTAGAGTTAGTTTAATTGTGTAGCCGTTATCTTCTTCGACTTGATCAATCTCACCAATGCCAGTATCAAAATCTTCTTCACTATAACGGAAGACTTCACAACGCATTTCAAAGACGAATGGATGACGATTGCCCAATGAATAGAACATAAGTTTCTTTTCAATGAACTTAATCTCAAACATACGGTGTAATAGTGGTACCCAAACAAGATCGCCCTCTTGTGGGCGTTCTCTAAGTGCTGATGGAACTATACGAGCAAATGAACGGCGTGAGATAACAAAGTTAGATGTATCTCTAATCTCTAGACCAAACTTAGAGAAGAAATCATGATCACCTTCGTATCCTTCTGCATTGGCAATATATGCTTCAATGATGTAAGCATGTTTAAATTTGACCTTGGTAGTTTCACCAAAGATCATATCAACATTGTCTAGCGATTCTCTAGGAATGTAATAGCAATTATGTCCCATGATTTGAATAGATTCAACGATAACATCCTCCATAAGAGAATGCTCGTTTCCCAATCTATTCTGTGAGGGAAAGTTATTGAAATAACCGTTTACTGCCATTTTAACCTACCAAGAAGGCAGGAGGCTGCTCATAAGTCGAACGAATTTCTAGTTCGATCTTTTCAATTTCTGCCGTGGCTTCATTGAAGATATCGACACCACGCATCATTACACCACCTGGCAACTGCATCTTGTCAAACTTGGACATATTCTGTCCCCATTGTTTCTTGACATACGCTGTGGCAAGTTTCTTGAGCATACGGTCGTTCCAAACTCTAGTGTAAGTTGTTGGGTCTGTAATTACGATACCTTCAACGATGATATATTCACCGGGTTGAATGTCATTCTTCCAGTCCCAATCGATATAGAGTTTGTTAGTGATACGATTGAAACGAATAGGCTGCTGACCTGTGAAGATCATATTAAGTGTGGCAAGATGCTGCATTGTTAGAGCATAATTGACATATGATGTTGATGAAAGGTCCCAGAGGTCGTTAAGACGCAACTGGTACCTTAAATCAAACATGTTCATGGCGAGGTAAGAACCACCAACAGGAAACACACGAATAGCACCAATCAAACCATCAGATACAGGAATGTATTGATTGTTTAGGTCTTGCTGTGTTATTTGATGCTTCACATACGATCTTTCAGTGCCATTGAAATGGAACTCATTCCAGAACTCAAATGCCAACTCAATGGCATCTTCGACCTGAACATCATCAACATTAACCTGAATGACAGGATATCCTAACTGTCTTAGGCAAAAGTCTTTTAGTTCTTCTTTATTTGCTGGCTGATTGATCGACATTTACCTCATCCGTGTCTTTTACTTATTAAGGACAGAACTCTCAGTGACATTCACATTTAGTTCCTGCACCTGTGAATCTGCTTGTTGACGAATAGCTAGAAATGTTTCCAATGTCTGTTCTAGGGGCATCTTAGATAGAGCCGTAAGAACATTGTTAATCATAGGAATTGTAAGTTCTAGTTTAATTGTCTTTTCCATAATATACCTCTTTAGTTAATGCCTGCTTGAAGCAGATGCATTTATTTAACAGTATTTAGCATATCAACAATACGCTTTAGATTGTCTATCTCGGTTTGCTGCTCCTTGATTGCTTCGATCAATAGAGGAACAAGTTTTTCATATTTAACTGTTAGATAGTTTTTGCCTGTTCTAGAAATCTTATTACCATTTTCATCTGAGTCGCAATCAAAAGGTGCAATGTCAACAGCATCAGACATTACTTTTTCGACTTCCTGAGCCTTTAGTCCGTGTTCATGTTCTCTATATGGAGCAAAGCCTAAAGACTTACACTTTTCTACTCTCCAATCGAAAGTATAACCAGAAATGCGCTTGATCTTATCAATAGCATTTGCGATAGGACTAAAGTTTTCTTTTAGTCTTTCGTCAGAAGCATAAGCGGTAATGTTTGCTCTACATGACAAATCGCCTGTTCTGGCGTTTAGCCACATAGCATTTTCCCATTGTGGAACAGTCTGACCAGAAACCGATGGACCAAAACCAATACCGAACCAAGAAGTAATCTTCAAGTTTGAAGTGGTAGAGGCGACACTATCACTAGTTGTACCAAAGATATAAGCACTTCCTTGTGCGCTGAAATTGACACCGGCTGTAGTAGAACCTGTAGTATTGCTTGAGTTTGGAACTGTTACGCTACCTGTGAAGTTACCTGACCCAGAAACATCAAGTCTATGAGTTGCCCCAGGAAGTGTAGTGTCTGACTCACCATAACCTAGTCGAACGCTATGAGCAACTGTCAACTTACCGTCGGTTGAAAGGGCCATAGCACCCTGAGCGGCTGTATGCGCAGCGTCGCCCCACCAAAATCCTCTAGTAGCAGAATCATTCATTTGGAATGTCATAGCATATTCGTTTTCGATCGGTCCGAAAGTAAATCCATTGGTCATGCCAATCGTATAATTACTATCACTCCAAACTCTAATTTTATCTCTACTGGTTGATGCTGGACCAGTAAGAACTGTATATGTTAGAGGTCCGCTGAAAGCTGTTGCTGATACTGTACCATTAAAGGTATGTGTGCCACCTGGTGCTCCTAGTGTTAATCTATAAGTATTAACACCATCAGACCAACCACCAATTCTGAATATGTTGTCTATATCAAGACCAAGGTTGATAGCGTAGGCACCAGTTCTATGAAATGACATGACGGCGCTAACGAATTGTGTGCCTCTAACAGAAAATGAACCTGTATCATTAGAAACTGAGGTATTTGATGTATTGGCCGCCGCAGCATTGGTTCTTCCGGTAATCAATCCGGTCATTGTTCCGCCAGCTAATGGAAGAGCATCTGTAATACCATAACCAGATAATGTAGTTGGTTTGCCTGTAACACCTGACCAAGGAATGGTACAGTTTGTTAGTGTGCCAGATGATGGAGTACCAAGTGCAGGAGTTGTTAGTGTGGGGCTGGTTGATAAAACAACGCTACCTGATCCTGTGCTGGTTGTAGTACCCGTACCGCCGTTGGCAACAGCTAGAGTGCCAGAAACATGGGTCGTTAGACCAATCTTACCCCATGCAGGTGCTACGCCTACACCGCCTGAGATAAGAGCGTTACCTGTAGCAACATCGGCAAGTCTTGTCAATGCTGTAGTTGTTGAAGCATACAGAATATCACCAACGGCATATGATGCGTTTCCTGTACCGCCATTAGCCGCAGCAAGCGTTCCCGTAACACCTGTAGTTAGTGGTAAACCGGTACAGTTTGTTAGTGTGCCAGATGCTGGTGTTCCGAGAGCAGCATTGGCAGTTAGAACTCGTTTCCAAGCACCGTAAGTTGATAGTGCTGATCCGCTACCTCTAATCCATAGATTATCGTTATCAGTGAAACCAAGTTGTCTTGTACCACCACCAGATGCGTCAGCGTATTGCTGGAATGTCATAACACCATGGTAGGTGCCGCCATCATTTAGACCGTCGGTGGTATTTGTTTTAAAGTCAAATTGAACACGGGCCGCACCAAGGCTAGGTCCATCTACGGTGGCTCTTGTATCACGAGAAGTTATATAAAAGGCAGAGCCGGTAGTGTTCTGATTTAGAGTTGGAAAGGTACAGTTTGTTAAGTTTCCGCTTGATGGTGTTCCAAGTGCAGGAGTTGTTAGTGTGGGGCTGGTTGATAAAACAACGCTACCTGATCCTGTGCTGGTTGTAGTACCTGTACCGCCGTTGGCAACAGCTAGAGTGCCAGAAATATGAGTTGTTAGACCAATCTTACCCCAAGCTGGAGCAACACCAACACCACCAGAGATAAGAGCGTTACCGGTAGCAACATCGGCAAGTCTCGACAATGCAGTAGTTGTTGAAGCAAAAAGAAGATCGCCAACGGCATATACTGTTTGACCGGTACCGCCATTAGCCGCAGCAAGCGTTCCCGTAACACCTGTAGTTAGTGGTAAACCGGTACAGTTTGTTAGTGTGCCAGAAGATGGTGTGCCTAGAGCGCCACCATCTAGTAATACTCTACTCCATGCATTGCTACCCGAAGCATTGGTCGATCTATAATATAGACTATTTGAATAGAAGTCTGCCGCAAGTTGCATAGAATAATAATTTGAACCATTACTATGCGTTGAGGCAATCAAATGATACCAAGATGAAGTTGTTACTGGCCAACCGTTAGCTGTTGTGGCATATGATGTTTGCCAGAAACCAGAATTAATACGTGATGCAATACTTTGATTAGGAGCATCAGCACTTGACTGGGCGGCATTTAAAAATGTTGCAAAACCTGTAGTATTCTGATTTAGAGTTGGGAAGGTACAGTTTGTTAGTGTGCCAGATGATGGTGTTCCAAGGGCACCACCATTGGTGACGAATGCACCAGCAGAACCAACGGCTGTTGCAAGTGCAGTAGCAACACCTGTGCCAAGACCAGAAACACCAGATGAAATCGGAATAGATGCTGTAACACCAGATGCCGAGGTAATTCGACCATAAGCATCAACGGTGAATGATGGAATGGTTGCAGCGCCGCCATATGTGGTTGCTGTAACACCAGATGTGGCTAAATCTATGAATACTAATTCATTGCTTGATGCATCAACTGTTGTATTAGCCCAAATTCTTGATGTGCTATTACTTGATACAGAAGCAACTTTGGTATTTGACCAAGCATTAGATGAAGCGCCTACTCCTGTGACACCAATTTCAGTCAATGACCAAGAAACATCGGCGCCACCGTTAAATGTCTTACCAGTTGAACCAATAGTTAGTGTTCTAGCTGTAGTTAGAGTTGCAGCAGAACCGGTGGTGCTTTGATTGAATGTTGGCCAAGTAAATGTTCCAGTTGAGAAGTTACCGCTTGCGGGTGTGCCGAGAGCACCGCCGTTTGTTACGAATGAACCCGCAGTTCCTACAGCAACAGCAAGAGCAGTTGCAACACCGGTACCTAGACCAGACACACCGGTAGAAATAGGAATAGATGCAGTAACATTAGAAGATGAAGTTATGCGACCATAAGCATCTACTGTATATGAAGGTATAGTTGCAACACCACCGTATGTGGTTGCTGTAACACCAGATGTTGCTAGATCAATAAACACCAATTCGTTGCTTGAGGCATCGGTAGTTGTATTGGCCCAAACTCTTGAAGTGCTGTTGCTTGAAACTACGGCAACTTTAGTATTAACATATGGATAAACTGTAGAAGCAAAGTTCTGAGAGTCGAGTGACTTACCAGCAATGACCGTAGATTCGACTGTATCAAATGCGGTAACAAGTGAAATCTGCCAATCTTCTCTCCATGCAGCCGCAGTTCCACCACTAAAACCTGCTTCGACTTCTGTAATGTAAACTTTTGGATAAGCCCAAGCTGTTGATGTCTCACCAATCCAGATACAGTCCGACGTAGCGTCTTGTCCGAAACGAACATTTAGTTCTGGTCCTGACTGAGTTTCTTGTGTAACAAATGTATTATACCATCCACCAACAACACTATAGTTATAACCACCAAATTGTAATGTTGTTGATGTTCCTGTTACATAGTTGAAAATTTTTACAGTAACACGCAACATTGTGTTATTGTTATTTGCAGCGACAGGCATTTTAATTTTAATAGCACCAGTAGCAGTCGCAGCGTTGTTCGAGAATGCACCACCGCCAGGGTTAGTTATTCTAACAGTACCAGCTACACCGTCATCATACACACCACGAGTAGTCGAAACATATCCAAGAACACCAATGTTACCTGCTAGAACGACATTATTGTTTGATAGTTTGGTATTTGACCAAGCATTAGCAGATGCACCAACAGTAATGGTGTAGTTGTTGCCAGCAGCACCAACGGCTACTGTGTATGAATTTCCTGATGTTCCAACTGTATTGGACCATGTATTGGATCTTGCTCCGATTGTATTTGCCCAAGCGTTGGCAGATGTTCCGACAGTATTCGACCAAGCATTAGCAGATGCACCAACGGATAATGTATAGGAGTTGCCTGATGTACCAACTGAATTGGACCAAGCATTGGATGCCGCTCCAACTGATACTGTATAATTATTACCTGATGTACCAACTGTGTTTGCCCATCCATTGGCACCGACAGCATTGTTCCGAATAGTTATGATAGCATTAGCACCACCAAGGATCAGGTTGCTTGTTCTGATATCAGAGTTCAGAACGGCATTGACCATATTGTTTGCATACGGAACAATATCGTTTACTAATGATGGTTCTCCAGACAATCCACTGAATAGGAAATATTCTTTGGAAGCATGGTCTCTATACAATCCAGTATGAACATTAGATGTTCCGTTGCTATAGTGTCCAACAAAACCAATATCAACAATATCAGAAATGTTATTTGTTGCTAGAAAAATTAGAGAATCTTCAACAGAAAGACTATCTGTTGTGATAGTTGTTGCATTACCAGATATTATTAGATTGCCTGTAACTTGTAAGTCACCGGTAATTGTGCCACCAGATTTCTTAAAGTAGGTTGAATCTGAATATATGTTTACTGAATTGGCCCAAGCATTGCTTGATGCACCAACAGTAATGGTGTAGTTGTTACCAGCAGTACCGACAGAAATGGTATAGTTATTACCTGAGGTGCCGACTGTATTAGCCCAAGTATTTGATCTTGCGCCAATTGTGTTGGCCCATGCATTTGCGGCTGCACCAACTGCTACTGTATATGAGTTACCGGCTGCACCAACTGCTACTGTATATGAGTTACCGGCTGTACCAACAGTATTTGACCAAGCGTTTGTTACTGCTCCTACGGATACAGTATAAGCATTACCGGCTGTACCAACTGCTACTGTATATGAGTTACCTGAGGTACCAACAATGTTAGCCCAAGCATTTGAACTTGCACTGATTGTATTGGCCCAAGCATTAGCTGCCGCACCAGTTGCAATAGTATAGTTGTTGCCGGCTGCATTAACAGCAAGCATGTATGTATTACCTGACGAACCTACCGTATTAGCCCAAGCATTACTTGAAGCTCCGACTGCTACTGTATAAGCATTACCTGATGCATTAACGGCAAGCATATATGTATTACCGGATGAACCTACTGTTGTGGCGACTGATAATGCATAAGCATTTGCGGCTGCTCCAACTGCTACAGTGTATGAGTTACCTGAGGCTCCAACTGCTACTGTGTAAGCATTACCGGCTGCACCAACTGCAACAGTATAAGCATTACCTGCGGCATTAACGGCAAGCATGTAAGTATTACCTGACGAACCTACTGTATTAGCCCAAGCATTTGAACTTGCACTGATTGTATTGGCCCATGCATTTGATGATGCACCAACGGCTGTTGAATAAGCATTACCGGCTGTACCAACTGCTACAGTATAAGCATTACCGGCTGATCCGATTACAACTGAGTAAGCATTACCAGCAGCACCAACAGAAATGGTATAGTTATTACCGGCGGCCCCGACTGTATTAGCCCATGTGTTTCCTGCTGTTCCAACTGCTACAGTATAAGAGTTACCTGATGATCCAACCGATGTAGCTGTTGATAAAGCATAAGCGTTACCGGCTTGTCCGACTTGTGTAGCTGTTGATAAAGCATAAGCGTTACCGGCTTGTCCGACTTGTGTAGCTACTGATAATGCATAAGCATTGGCAGATGATCCAACTGTATTGGACCATGTATATGATCTTGCGCCGATTGTGTTAGCCCAGTTATTACCTGCAACACCAACAGCAACAGTATATGCATTACCAGCAGCACCAACGGCATCGGTGTAATTATTACCTGCAACACCAACAGCAATCGTATAGTTATTACCGGCTGCGGCAACTGTAATGACATAAGCATTAGCACCAGCACCCGTATCTGTAATTCTATTATTTGCTAATTCAAAAAGATATCCGGAGTAAGCATTAGCGCCTATTCCTGTATCATACGCCAGAACATTTGCAGCATTCGCTTTATCGAATGCAGCATTGGCATTATCATAGGCGGCCGCCACATAGAGAACATCATTTGAAAGATTAGCACGATCAAATGCTGCTTGTGTTAAAGTAAGAGTGGTGTTAGTGCTATCAAATGCTGCCGAAGCAAGATCAATAGCAGGTGTCAGATTTGCAGAGATTGTAATTGCATCTGTGAGTGCCGAACTAGTAATCTCAATATTCTGTCCTTGATTAAAGGTAAGAATATCATTTGGGATATCTGCAATTACCAGTGTGCCGGCTGCATTGATGGTTCCGAAGTTGAAACCACCTTCACCACCAGAGATAGACTGAATGTTGCCGTTAATGTCCTTATAGTAAATAAGACCATCGGCATAGTTAATAGCAATTTCACCATTAGCTAGATCAGCCGGTGAAGATCCTGGAATAGATGATTTCTTTAGAGCAATTACTGTGTTGGTCATTAAAAGTCGTCTGTCTTATCTTCCTGTTCCACAAAGGGCATTTCTATAATCTTTGTATTTATGTTCTTTTTAGACGGCTGTTTTTTGGGCTGAGGTGTTAACTTAATGAGTTGCTTATCTTTTGCTTGTAACTCATTCTTAACACTCGTTAGTTCATTGTTGGCTGTTTCTAGTTGTTGTTTCATAGATTCTACTAGAGAATTGAGTCTATCAATATCTCTATTCTTATCAACAAACTGATTTCTTAGATCATTATATTGATTAGTCAAGGTGTCCATATGACTCACCTTGTTTTTCATGGCATTGTATTCTTGTTCCCATTTTGTTGCATTTTCAGTTGCTTTTGAAAACTCTTGCTGATTTTTACTAGCATTTGTAAGTTCTTCTTTCAAAGTGGAAATGACCCCATCTTTTTCGGCGATGAGGTCACTAGCCAACTTTGCTTGCGTTTTCAACTGTAGAATAGTATTGATTTGATCATGTAATGTTGAAACTGTAATATCAACATAAGTATTCATAAACTTGTTAGCATCACTCATAATAAAGTCTCCGTGTTAGTTAGAATGTTCCCCCATCTAGCATACCAAACGCTGGAACACCAAATGCATCGGCCTGTAGAACTTGTCCTTCAGTACCGGCAGAAGTAACCTGTAGAGAACCTGCATTGTTTCCGAATAGGATACCATTAGTTGTAAATAGATTCTTTCCGGTACCACCGTATGGAACAGTGATTGTGTCTGCATTCCATGTACCAGAAGTTAGAGTACCAACACCGGTGATTCCTGAGTATGTTCCCGAAACTCTTGCAGATGCAATGATACCAGATACTAGATTTGCTGCATCAGAGAATGTCTGGAAGATTTTTGTGTTGACTGCATTGGTGTAAGCATTACCGGCTGTACCGACTGCTACAGTATAAGCATTACCAGCAGCACCAACGGCATCAGTGTAATTATTACCTGCAACACCAACGGCCTGTGCATAAGCATTGGCACTGGCTGCTACGCTGTTAACAAATGTGTTAGAAGCAATTTGGTGATATGTCGAACCATCATTAGTGAATGTCCAAACTGTCTGAGACTCGTCCCAAAGAATTGCGACATCGTTCTGATTACCACGATTAACTTCCATACCAGCATTTTCAGATGGTGAAGCACCTGCTGGAAGATCGGCATTTAGAACGAAGATGTTATCGCCAACATTCAATGTCTGAGTATTGGCATAAGTTGTAACACCTGAAATTGTTAGGTTACCAGAAACGACAACATCACCTGAAATGGTGCCGCCTGTCTTGGCATAGAATGTATCAGTTGCATATGTGTTAGCAGATGCACCAACAAATTCGGCGTAAGCATTACCTGAGGTACCAACTGTGTTAGCCCATGCATTACCAGAGGCTGCAACTGTGCCTAGCCATGCATTGGCAGCACTAGCCACCGAGTTTGCATGTTCAAAGGCAGCTATTGTGTGGTTTACCCAATAGGTACCACCGATTTCATTAACGCTTAGACCATTTGCTGTGCCGATAAAGAGTCTATCGGAAGCGTAGGAATACGCTAGTTCTGCGGCAGAGAGCGAACCACCTGGTGGGGTGGTCGTCCCTGTTGATCGTTTAATCTGAATTACTGTATTGCTCATTAGAAGGTTCCTCCGTTTACGATGGGCAATTCTCTAACTACAAATTTGTCACTCGCCTCATCATAAACAATAGTTTCGTTGTTATTCAAGCTGGTAGCATCAACATCATTCAATTGTCTCAAATTTTCTTTAAGGTTTTGTTTACCTGACAATCCTACAGATTTAATATTTGACTGTTGCTGTATGTTGATAGAAATTCTATTCTTGGGTTGTGTTCTAACAATGATTGACATTTTAGTCCTATCGAGTTATGCCATGTGTTACGAAAATCACACCCTCTATTAGTCTCGTTGTTTCGTTTTGCGCTCTAGGGTTAACAACTTTAACATCAAAGAAATAGTTACCGGGTCTTAGATTAGCGGTATTCGCTGCCGTCATTGACAGTGATAGTTCGCCATTTGATCCATCTAATACTGAGCAAGTTAGATTGGCAGAGGCGTTTACGGACAGTAAAGAGCGTCTTAACTGACTTGTTATAACATACCCAGAAGTGTTCTGTGGCATATTCGTATTGTCATCATTTAATTCAATTACTACATTGAAATCCGCACCTCTGTCTATGTAAAGTTCTGCGTATTCTGCCATTTACTTTCCTATTTATTCCTCTTATTTAGCTTTTAGCTCATCTAGCTCGGTCTTTAGTTCTTTGATTGCTTCAATTAGAAGCGGAACAATACGATCATACTTGACTGCTTTGATTCCGTCTTCTCTAGTTGCAACAACTTCTGGAAGAACTGCTTCAATCTCTTGAGCGATAACACCAATATCATGCTTGCGAACAAAGTAATCATCTTCACCACCTTGGGCTTCAATGAAGGCGTCTGTCCAATCAAACTCAACACCATTGATCTTTTCGATCTTGGCAAGAGCATTATCGATAGTCTTAACATTCTCCTTCAATGAAGCATCGGATGAATAGAATGCTGTAATATCGTTTGTTGCTCTAATCTGACCAGCAGTTCCAGAACCAGCGGTACCAACACCGATTGAGTTAAACTGTGAATTTTGAGTTGTGCTAGTAAATGTAACAGCCGATCCGTCAATACTAGTAATACCAGTTAGTGACTGTGCAGCCGAGGCTCTATTAAGAGCAATGGCGGTAGTACCAACATAAGTGGTTGCTCCTACAGCGGCAGCACCAATTTCGGCTAGTGACCATGAAACAGCAGCAGAACCATCCACGCTCTTTCCGGTTGAACCGATAGTGATTGTTCTGGCAGTTCCCCATGTAGCGGTAGTAATAGCAGCAGAACCGTTAAAGGCTGTACCGTTAATATTTCTTGCTGTTGTTAATGTAGCAGCCGATCCATCAATTGAAGTGATACCGGTTAGCGATTGTGCGGCTGATGCTCTATTGAGTGTGATGGCAGTAGTACCAACATAAGTAGTTGCTCCTACAGCGGCAGCACCAATTTCGGCCAATGACCAAGATACTGCGGCAGAACCATCAACAGACTTACCGGTCGATCCAATTGTAATGGTTCTTGCAGTACCCCATGTGGCAGTAGTAATTGCTGCCGATCCATTGAATGCAGTACCGTTAATGTTTCTAGCGGTTGTTAGTGTAGCGGCTGAACCATCAATAGATGTAATACCAGTTAGTGACTGCGCTGCCGATGCTCTATTTAATACTATTGAAGTAGTACCAACATTGACAGTAGAATCGTTAGCGGCCACACCCATTTCGCTATGTGTCCAAGTATAGTTGCCTGAACCATCAACAGATTTTGCAGTATCGCCGAGGGTGATTGTTCTAGAAGTACCCCAAGTGGTAGTGGTGATATTACCCGTACCATTGAACGCTGTACCATTGATGTTTCTAGCGGTTGTCAATGATGCAGCGGAACCATCAATAGAGGTGATGCCGGTCAATGACTGTGCTGCGGATGCTCTATTAAGTGTAATAGCGGTAGTACCAACATAAGTGGTTGCACCAACGGCTGCTGCACCAATTTCTGCTACTGTCCATGATACAGCGGCCGATCCATCGACAGACTTACCGGTCGATCCAATGGTGATTGTTCTAGCAGTACCCCATGTTGCGGTAGTAATAGCAGCAGTACCATCAAAATTAGTACCATTGATGGCTCTTGCTGTAGTTAGTTTAGCAGCCGAACCATCAATGGAGGTGATACCAGTTAGTGACTGCGCTGCTGAGGCTCTATTCAATACGATTGATGTAGTACCAACATTGACAGTGGCATCATTTGCAGCAACACCCATTTCAGATAGTGTCCAAGTATAGTTTCCTGAACCATTAACTGATTTGCCAGTATCACCAATTGTAATAGTTCTAGCAGTACCCCAATTGGCAGTGGTGATATCAGCAGAACCATTAAATGCAGTTCCGTTAATATTTCTTGCTGTTGTTAGTGTGCCTGCTGAACCAGTTGTGTTCTGATTTAGTGTCGGGAAGGTACAGTTTATTAATGTACCAGAAGATGGTGTGCCTAGCGCACCACCATTTGTAACAAACGCACCGGCTGAGCCAACTGCGGTAGCTAGTGCAGTAGCAACACCGGTACCAAGTCCAGATACACCGGTAGAGATTGGAATAGATGCTGTAATATTAGATGCTGATGTAATTCTTCCATAAGCATCTACAGTGTATGATGGTATGGTTGAAGCTCCGCCGTATGTACCGGCAGCAACACCAGATGTTGCAAGATCAACGAATACAAGTTCATTACTTGAGGCATCAACAACATTATTGGCCCAAATTCTAGTAGTGTTATTGCTTGTAACAGCAGCAATCTTAGTATTGGCCCAGTTATTAGCAGCCGCAGCGACACCAATAACACCAATTTCAGATAGTGTCCAAGAAACATCGGCAGTGCCATTGAATGTCTTGCCAGTTGAACCAACAGTTAGGGTTCTGGCAGTTGTCAATGATCCAGCGGAACCAGTTGTGTTCTGGTTTAGAGTTGGGAAGGTACAGTTTCCTAGGTTACCACTTGATGGTGTACCGAGAGCACCACCATTGGTGACGAATGCTCCGGCAGTACCTACAGAGGTAGCTAGTGCAGTTGATACACCAGTTCCTAGTCCAGATACACCAGATGAGATTGGAACAATCGATGTAACATTAGCTGATGATGTAATACGACCGTAAGCATCGACTGTAAATACTGGAGTAACAGTAGCACTACCATATGTGGTTGCTGTAACACCTGACTGAGCAAGGTCAATGAATACAAGTTCATTGCTTGATGCATCGGTGGTATTGTTAGCCCAAATTCTTGAGGTGCTATTACTTGTAACGGCACCAATCTTGGTATTAGCCCAGTTATTAGCACTGTTAGCCATTCTACCGGCTAGTGTATTGGCACTAACTGCGGTAAGCTGAATGCTTCCAGCGGCCCAAGCATTAGCACTCTCAACATGGGTATTGGTTGCAATACCATAGTTGCCTGTACCGTCATTAAGTGTCCATCTGTTTAAGGTTTCGTTCCATAGAACAGAGACAGCATTTGAAGTTAGACCACGATTAACTTCGATACCAGCATCTTCTGTAGGAATAACAGAACCGAACCAGTCAGCGTTTAGAACAATGATATTATCGCCAACCATTAGTGTTTGTGTATTGGCGTATGTTGTCTGTCCAGCGATGACAAGGTTGCCAGTTACGGTAACATCGCCACTAATTGTACCACCTGACTTGGTGTAGAAAGTTGCACCAGCATGTGAGTTAATAGAGTTAGCCCATGCATTTGATGATGCGCCAACTGATATTGCATATGCATTACCGGCTGCTCCAACTGCTACAGTGTATGAATTACCGGCTGCGTTAACAGCAAGCATATAACTATTACCAGATGATCCAACGGTGTTGGCCCAGGTATTTGATCTTGCTCCAATTGTATTAGCCCAGCCATTAGCGGCTGCAACCATAGATTCTGAAACTTGGTTCTGATTTAGAGTTAAGTTCTGAATCTGTGCGTAAATTGCTGAATTGACGGTGTTGGCCCAACCATTAGATGCTGCACCAATTGATACTGAGTAGTTATTACCGGCAGTGCCTACTGTATTAGCCCAGCTATTAGATGCTGCACCAACGGCTACTGTATAAGAATTACCAGCAGCACCAACGGCTACTGTATAAGCATTTCCTGCGGCTCCAACTGCTACAGTATAAGCATTACCTGATGCATTAACGGCAAGCATATATGTATTGCCGGATGAACCGACTGACTGAGCATAAGCATTACCTGATGTACCTACAGTGTTGGCCCATGCATTTGATCTTGCACCAATTGTGTTTGACCAAGCATTAGCAGATGATCCGACAGCAATAGCATAATTATTACCAGCTGTTCCTACAGCAATAGCATATGCATTAGCAGATGATCCTACTGCTACAGTATAAGCATTGCCGGCAGCGCCAACAGCTATAGAGTATGCATTAGCAGATGATCCTACTGCTACTGTATAAGCATTTCCAGCGGCTCCAACGGCTACTGCATAAGAATTTCCTGCGGTTCCAACTGCTACTGTATAAGCATTACCAGCGGCTCCAACGGCTACAGAGTATGCATTTCCTGATGAGCCTACTGTATTAGACCAAGCGTTTCCTGATGCTCCGACTGCTACAGTGTAAGCATTACCTGATGTACCTACAGTATTAGCCCATGTATTGGATCTTGCACCAATTGTGTTTGACCAAGCATTACCAGCAGCGCCAACAGCTACAGTATAATTGTTTCCAGCTACGCCAACTGCTACAGTATATGAGTTACCTGATGTTCCTACTGTGTTTGACCATGCATTACTTGATGCACCAACTGTATTTGACCATGCATTAGCAGAAGCACCGACAGTGTTAGACCAAGCATTGCCAGCAGCGCCGACTGCTACCGTATAAGTATTACCAGCGACACCTACAGCGACAGTGTATGAGTTACCAGCAGCACCAACGGCTACTGTGTATGAATTTCCTGATGCTCCGACTGCTACAGTATAAGCATTACCTGATGTGCCTACTGTATTGGCCCAAGTATTTGATCTTGCGCCAATGGTATTGGCCCATGCATTTGCGGATGCGCCGACAGTGTTAGACCAAGCATTACCAGATGCTCCAACAAAATTAGTATAGACATTGCCTGCAACACCCACTGTATTAGACCAGGCATTGGCTGATGATCCAACAAATACTGTATAAGCATTTCCTGCAACACCTACTGTATTAGACCATGCATTACCAGCAGCACCAACGGCTACTGTGTATGAATTTCCTGAGCTACCGACTGTATTAGCCCATGTGTTTGATCTTGCACCAATTGTATTGGCCCAAGCATTAGCAGATGCACCGACAGTATTCGACCATGCATTACCAGCAGCACCAACGGCTACTGTATATGAATTTCCTGAGCTACCGACAGTATTTGACCAAGCGTTACCCGAATCGGCTACTCTATCGATATAAACATTGGCAGAAGAAGCTAGATTGTTTGCCCATGCATTGGCACTAATAGCAACGCTGTTTACCTTAATCATGGTAGCGTTTGCTAGAGTGAATGTATTACCTACGACACGAATACCAGCAACATTAGATGATACTGTGTCGAGAACATTCTGAGAGGGGATAACATCAATGTAAATGATTTCGCCTACATTGATTGAGGCCGTGGTTCGAACAGATAAACTGTTAGAACGAGTTTGGGCTGTATTACCACTGTATGCGTAAATAATCTGATTTGTTTTGATGCGCCATTGATCAAATGTGTCAGTGAACGCTACGTTTGGTAAGTTGGCCATTTACTTTACGAGTCCCTTTAGTAATTCTTTAATTTCGTTTATGTCTTCTTTTACCGTCTTCATATCTTGCTGTAAAGTATCTACAGCCATCATTCTTTGCTTGTTTCGCTTGTATGCATTTAAAGCATCGGTATCTCTATTTATAAGTATTCCTTCAGAGACTTTATAGAGACCCGGAACTTCTGTTTTCTGTTCTTTATTTGTCATTGTCTATGCACCCGTGAAATTCTGCAACTTTGCTAAGTAGCTTCGCCCATTCTTCATCAACACCTTCGATGTTGGTTATCTGGCTAGGTGGTATAGCATACTCACCGAGAGTGATATGATGGTCGGTAATTACTATGTCAACATCAAAACCTAGAATAGCAACTGCTCGTCTAGTAACAATGTTGTTAGAGTTGATCTTAATGTTACCTGATAAATCAGCATCGCCACAAACAATTGCTGAACCATATACTTGCGAATGGTTTCTCACCTTTGCATCTTCATAAACTTCGGCATCGCCGTAAATCATTGCATTGTTACAAACTACTGCATTTCCATATACTTTAGAGTTACCTGATACTCTTGCACTGTTTGTAATAGTGGCATCGCCATATACTCTCGCCTTATCATATACTCTTGCATTACCGGAAACAACAGCATTTCCATACACTCTTGCATCTTCGCCAATGAAACAATCTTCATCAACTTTGGCAGTGTTAGCAACCCATCCTTTTCCTTTTGGGTGTCGATGGGCTGCTACTAATCCGTTGCCATCTTTGAAATCAAATAGTGTTTCATCAATATCAATTTCAATCACTTCAACTTCACTCATATTATTCTCCAATTACATTTGCAATGCGATACATCTAATGTCGGCAACTCTTGGCACGATTGCTGTATCAGTTACGCCAGGATCTAGCAGTAGTCCAATCTTAATTGAGAACTGCTTGTAGCCTTCGAATATAGCACCAGTTGATGATGTATATGCGATTGCGCCGCCTGTGCCAGTCATGTTTGCACCAGGAATCTTATACTGATATTCTTTCCAATCATTTCTGCTTGTTTCAGAAATTGTTGAGAAGTTAAATTCGCCAGTAAGTTTTTCTAGTTCAATCCAAGGTCTATCTTCAAATGAAGTAGAATCTTCACGATGCTTGAACTTTACCCATACCTTAATATCAGTTCCTCTTGGACGAAATGCTGAGAGATAAATTCTCAAATCTTCTGCGTCTTGATCATCAGCTAGTGTTACGGTTTTTGAAATATACTTATTGAGCATATTTCCGCCGTCAGGACTTGTCTCATTTGTATAGTCACTACTAATGATATTATCAGTTGCGACAGCATTTGTTCCGTCGATGTTGATAATGGGCGAAATAACATTTGATGTGGTTGTCATAGAAATATGAACATTCATTGATCTATTGACACCACGAAGTCTTTCATTTGAAATAGAAAGAACTGTTCTTTCGTTCAAATAGTTAAGCTGCTCACCAGGTGTCATTGCCTTTGTGTTTCTTGTAAAATCAGACTTTGATGTTGATTCAATCTGATAAGAAACAGATGTTCCATTAAACTTGATAACATCTGGGTCATAAGTTGCAGTAGAATAGTCAAAGTTGAGCAATTCATTGATAGTAGCATAGAATGTGGAATCACTAATGCTTCTAATTACCTGACCGACAACAAAGCCACCAGATGCACTTGAGAACTCTGCAATTGTTCCGGATTCACCTGGTAGAGTGTAAACGCTAGTTAGTGTACCGAAGGCAACCTGAATGTTCTCTAGAACTCTAGTGAACTTAGCAGTATTGGCTGAATTGAATACATTAACTGTTCCAGTTGAGAAGTTGGTGAAGCCAGTTAGTGTAACAACTTTTCCGCTAACAGATGCAACAGTACCTTGTGCAACAACGGTTGCACCGGACAACTTCTTAATGATATCGCCAGGAACAATGTTAGTTGTGCTATCTAGAACCAATCTATCAGGAATATGGAACATATCACCAAGAGCCGGTGTAAATTCTTTACTCATCGAAACAAGTCTAAGCTTATCAATTGGCTTGTTACCTAGTGTTGCGGTACCAAGTGAGTTTCTAACGAACTCCGCTCGTCTTAATCTAATGGTCATATCAACATCAGGTTCCATATCCCAGTTCATATTATTGTTTGTTGTGTAATATGTTCCTGTGTATGGACGGCTTGTTCTTCTAGCACCTGTATTAACATCAACCTCGCCTAGTTTGGCTGTCCAGATATAAGTATCTGGATCGGCTGCGTCAGAGTGAACAACGAATGCATATTGTGTATCATTGAACAAGAAAAGAGGATGATTAAAAGTTATTGTCAAGCCATTATCGATTCCGTTTGTAGAAATCGGGATCTCAATATTTTCAAAATGCTTTTCTGAACCAGGTACCTGATTTCTTGTAATGCCGCCGCCAGAGTCAATTTCTCTAACTTCAAACCAAATACCTCTTGAGGTTGAAGTTGACTTTCTTCCCACGAAGATAGTTGCGCTTGTTAAGAACATACCTTCTTCGTTGTTTGGTGTTTTTGCCAAGAATGAATAGGCAGAGCAAGAGCCCATGAAAAGCCACCATGGGAATGGAGGAGGTGGTGGTGGATCTCTTGGAACTGTTTCGGAATCAAATGTTCTTCTCTGTTCATCGACAGGCTTGGTTACATTTTGAACTGTTGGAATCTTAATAACAGTTCTTTGTTTAATCATCTTTTGTCCAGCAGCCGTAAATGTTGCTGATGCGCCAGTAGTAATAGACTCTGATGGATCATCTAGACTTACGCCTGATTCAGAAATAATAACACGGCTATCACCGATAATCATCTTTCTTTCACCAGTTCTAAACTGTCCCTGCTGTATTCTATAAGAGAAAAAGCACTTTCCATCTAGTCCAACAAAAATAGGTGTTCCTTCTGCCGGAAGATTACCTAAAGCAGCAGGAAGACTTGCTGTTACGAGGTTGTCAGTAATGTTAATGGATGAAATGAATACACCGTTAGCATCAACTGCCTGACTTAGTGCCTCACCTGGATTAACAGGACCTGATGAACCAAATCTATATGTGGTCAATGCTGTATTATACTGTGAGGCTGTTAGTGGGCGACAAGTATTAGATACAGGAATGTTATCAAAGTAAACCCAAATTCTTGCATTTGGTTTTAGATTTGATGCTTCACAGTAAATGACCTGAGGTCTGATATAAGGAACGATTTCAACGTCACGAACAGTAGCGTTCTGGACAATGAAAGAAGTCTGGTTGTTTCTTCCGTATTCGGTTCCTGTTCTATTCCAATCAATGTCAATAGCAATATTAACAGATGAATTTGTGTTATACTGATCAGCAGTTCTTCTAGCTGTAGAGTAGTCGGTGCCTTGATAGACAATACCACCACCAGCAGGGTTACGAACGGTATAAGTTCTGTTAGTTACATACCAATCATTCCATGTCGTGGAAATCTTAGTGTAAGTACCACCGAGATTTTGCTGTGTAACAAACTCTGGAGTTGTTAGAACTTCGTCGGCTAGGAATGTTGTATCGGTCCAGATATCTCTATCGGGAGTTAGTTTCAACTGTCCCAAGAATAGATATGAGGCTCTTTCGAGATTTCTTTCAGATGTTGCGACATTCTGATTTAAAAATTGCATTTCAGAGTAGTTTAGAATAACCATTCTATCTCTAGCAACAACGCCCGATGATCTAATCAAATCGAACATGAATGATTCTGAGGTATAGATTGGTCTATAGCTCTGTTCAACTGGATCTAGACACCACTGGCTTGATTTACCGTTGATGCTAAGTGTATCGTCTTTGAGTGAGTCAACAAAGATACCGTTTTTAAATCTATCAAGTCCGGCTTCGTCACGGACTGTTACGGTCGTTGCTGCCTTTTCAAGAGCATTCAATGTGGTGTAATATTCTAGATTCTCAATTCTATCTTGAAGAATACCAATATCACGCATCGTAAATCTATTGATCGCAGATGCCTTGGAGGCACATGATAAGTCTGATCTGCCCAGTCTATTACCGTAAGCTGGTGATAGTGATGGATAAGGAGGAATCTTCAATACAGATAGAGTCAACTTATCTGGATCAAACTTTGGTGTAATTGGTGTTAGTGATGGAACACCACCAACAACTGATAGTGATCCAGTCTTGTCTAGTGTAACAAGATCGATACGACCAAGATAGTTCTGAACATCAAATGTCAGAGGGTTCGATGGCATAGGAATCTTGATGCCCTGACTGACAAACTTAAATGTTGCCCAAGCAGCCTTAGGATATGTTGATATATATGCAATACCTGGATTTTCTGTTGCTGCTGATGGTAGAACCGCCGCAGTAGCAATGTTATTCTTGACAGGTCTAAAGTCTAGAACATTTCTTAGATCAATCAACTTACCGGTTGCAGTTCTGTATCTTGGAACATTCTCAGTTCTAATATTTGTCTCTGCATTGAATAGAGCATCATTGTCCTGAATAGGATAAGAATCGACAGAGAAGTAACCGCCAGTACCGGTAGCGGTATGATCAAAGTAATCCAACTCAATAAGAAGTCTATCGGTTGCTTCCATAGCTGATCTTGGTCTAATATAACCGTGATCATACATGTTATCTGTCTGTCCATTGTTGAAAATGAACGAAGATGTGACATCTGTTCCGCCAGTATTAGATGTTGGGTAAGAACCTGAGCCTTTTCTGATAGATTTAATTCTATAGATATCACTGAAACCTAGATTGATAGGACCAGTTAGATTAGGTAGAGTTGATGCATTGATCTTAACATATCTATTGGTTCTAAGAACCTTTGACATTTCACGAGCGGTAACTCTTGCTACTGGGAATGTAACAGCAGCGGCTACAGTTGATGAGAATGTTTCTTTAAGATCGATTGTCAATGATGATGGAGTTGTGGTAACTGATCTAACAGTGCCAGTATTAGCACCCTTAGTTGTTAGATCGATGATATCACCAACTAGATAAACCTTGGTTACTGTATTGCCTGCTAGTGCAGGAATACCTGGGCTGACGATCAAATCTCTGTTATTTGCAGATGCAGTTGTAACAGTATAAGTCAAACTGTTGCCAGAGAATCTAACCTTGTCACCAACATTCAATGTTAGGAAGTTTGTGCTTAGATCACCAAGAAGTCTGGTTGCACCCACAGTTCCGGTTACAGTTCCTGGAAGGCTGAGGTTTGTATTGGCTTTCAATACGAGTTTGATTTCTCTCTTATCAGCACTTGCAAGAGTTGTCGTACCATAAGGTAGAGTTTCAATACCTGATGGTATAGTAATTGACAGTAGACCAGTTGTATCAATAGCAACAGTGTTATCGATACCCTCAGTCTTTAAGAATGAGAATGATGTTGCAGATGTAGTTGGATCATCCTTATCTCTAACGCTCTTGGTTGATAGTGAACCAGTATCGTAAAGAAGATATGAATCCTGTGCTTGTAGAACAAATGAACTGCCTACAATGTCTGCCTTAGCGCCAGTGGCAGGCATATAGAACGATTGAACATTACCTGGACCATAACCAGAAACATATTGCACATCTGTTAGATAAAGATTATACTGAGCATCGTAGCCCTCTCTGCCATCAACATATTCTAGTGATAGAACTTTAGCATAACCAACTAGAGTTCCGGCAGCGGCACTAGTTGCTAATTTCTTATCAGTGATTGAGTTCTGTGCGGTATCATAAAGGTAAATAACAGCACCCTTGTTCTGCTCCCACATACCGATAACTTCATTAACCACAACATATGAACCCATGGTTGTGGTAATGATATGAGTATCGCTGGCTACATCAAGACCTTTTCTTGTTACAAGTTCCTGTGTAGTTTCATAATTGATTTCATAACCTTTGACATATGCAGTACCGGCTGATACAGAAACGGCTAGAAGCTGGTTATTACCGTTATCGTAACGACCGAAATTACTGCCTGTATTGTCATGCTCTCTAATCTGAACGGCCATACCACCTACAAGATAGTTGCCCGATTCATCAAAGGTTCTCTTTGCCATTTCATCGGCAATAATATTGTATTCTGGTCTATCGTTTCTTTCCGTTACGATACCATTTTCAATTCTAACAAGAGAAATAAAGTCCTGCTGATCAATCTGATCTGTTAGATTATATGTGTATAGAGTTGGTGAGATAGAAAATCTATCAGCACCAGGTGCGGCATAGTTTGATGATTCAAGAGCAGGATCGAGTAGTGAAGTATCTTCCTCAGAACTTACAATCTCCTCTGATAGAAGCATACCTACAATCTTTGATGGGTTTCTATTGTATCTTTCAATAATGATAGACTGCTTTGGAAACTTGATGAAATGGTTCTTAGCGAATATAACACCTTCTTCAATCTGAAATCTTGAACCGAAGCCAGTTGGACTAGAAGCAAGAGCAACGGCAGTTCCTACACTTGAATTAAGAACTTCGTTTGGCTGAAATACTTTAAGTGCTGAGTTGGTTGATGCTCTAGTGTAACGAACATAAAGAGTCTTGGTGTTAGTTGATGTTTGAACACCATCTAGAACATCAATAACAATTGCCTGAATACCAGTTGTGGCACCAGTTAGAACAACATTCTTAAAGTTATTGACATTTACTGTATTGTTTAGAGTATTAAGGTCTTTGATCTTAACATAATCGACAGCCGAACCACCAGATGCGAAGCCTTCACTTGTCTGAACTGAGAACCCACCAGGAAGAACAATAGAACCCTCACGGAACATGTGACGACCGAACCGAGTAACCTGTTCTTGAAGGATAGTCTGTAGCTGTGTTAGCTCACGAGCCTGGACGGCATAACCAGGCTTGAATAGAATGCGATAAAAATCTTTATTGAAATCATAATCATCATAGTAAGGACTTACATTGAAGTTAGTTGTCAATACAGTATTGGCTGCCATTTTGTTCTTTTCCTTTTAGAAACTTAATACGATCTTGAAGTTCTCGGTCTGGTTCGGATCTCGTTGAACTGGTTCTATATTATCTATGTATAATAGTTTACCTGAATTGGTTTCCAGTTCAGGCTGTTGTGTTACGGTGATTAGCTGACGAACAGCGGCTGATGAATAGCCTATCAATCTATCGTTTGTAGGTAGACCTTCAATACCGTATAGTCTAAGAGTATTAAAGCCATCCCAATCTGATACGATACCTCTGAATGATGAGGCTGTGAAAGACAACCCCTGATAGACAAACTCGTCCTTTTCATAGTTTACAGAAACACCAGAAACAGAAACGGTTGTTACTTGTGAGAATGTAGTATTCGTAAACGGAGTAGTTGATAGTCTTTTTGTTGGATCGGCAATAATAGCAACTTGTCTAAAGTCGTTAGCAACTGTTAGCTTGTTATTTTCAGATGCAGCGAGTTTAACAGAAATGATAAGATAAGAACCGCCTAGTTCTGTTACTGGGTCTGATCCGTGTCCACCTGGTGGAGGAATAACTGCTCTAGCAAATGCGCCCTGACCACCGCCGCCACTGATTACTACGCTTGCTCTGCTGTATCCGTATCCAGGATCATCGATAACGATTTCTGAAATATTATTAGCAGTTGTATTTCTAACAGCAAAAGCATTAGCATTGAAGCCGTCACCAATAATACGAACATTGATATTAGATGAGGTATAATTAGCACCTCGGGTAACAACTCTAATGTTACTAATAGTTCCTTCGATGGTATTAGTCTGCACTGACCACTGTGTAGAGCCGTCGGCAATTGTTAGAGTCTTAACTGGAATAAAGTTTGCGGTAGTGAACTGTGTCTGTTCTTCTGCACTAATAGAATACATATACTTCCAAACATACTTGTCGGAAGTAGTGAATGGTAGAGAAGTAGGAGTGCCAGCAGGCTTTACGGTAGAAATACCACCATAGTTGTTAGACAAACATTTATAGACATGAAAATCGTCTGTCACAACATAGAATTTATTGTTAGCGGCAGTTAGAGCCGATGAATCCCAAAAGTCTTCATACTGATTCCAGATTTCATTTGGAGTCCAGTTATATCTAGGAATACAATGTCTGATATCATTACCAGTGACTTTCTTACCACCAAGCATGTTCTTATAGATATCAACAATACTTGAAACGGAAGTGGTTGGAACAGGTGGATTAGTATCAGATGGCCATGGAGATGTTTTGCCAATTGTCATGTATAAATTGGTAACATTCTGAGCCACAGATGTTTTGAACATCTTGGCATTATGAATTTCAAGGTCTTTTGAATGTGAAGATGGCATTACTATTCTCTTATTAATTTAATTGTATTATTTAGCATCATTTGTCGGAGGGTCCCATTCCTCATCTTTTACTATCTCTAGCATTTCTTCATGAGTATAAGGACCATCGGTATTCTTTAGTTTAGATACGAAGTCTGGTTGATCGCCAATCCATTTGATAAATGTCTTTTTGAGGTCTTTAGTGTATCTTAGATGTTCAACAGATGTTTCCAGAATTTGCTCGAAATCAACTTTCTTTAATTCTGAAACAGGTAGTATCAGATAGTTTCTATCTTCCATTATACACCAAATCTTTCTCTATCAGTATTGAAGTTTCGTTTAACTTCGGCTGCCGATAGCACACGGTTATAAACTCTCATGATTGAAATTCTACCGATTAGATAGCTCCAACGATAAATGTCGTTATATGCACCAGATGCACCGACAGATACACCACTATTATTTGTAGCAATAGTTCCTGCCAGTGCTGACGAAGCAACTAGAGTATTATTGACATATAGTCTTTGTGCGCCTGAGGTATATGTTAGCGCAATGTGTGTCCATCTATTGCTTCTAATATAGTCTTCTGCATTAAAGCCTGGACGAACAGCCGCATAGCCAGGAGGTGGCACTCTAGTTGCTGTTAGTGAGGCCGCCTGTTGCCATACACCATTAATCTTAGCATTGAATACTAGATCACCCAATAGATTAAATTCTAGTGAGTATTGACTTCCGTTGGCACCCTTCTGGAAAATTACAGCATTCTGGAATGTAGAAGGAACATTGATCCAAGTTTCTAGTGTCAAATTCTGTAGATCAAGAGTTGTGCTATTTGGGAATCTAATAACATCATTTAAGCCGTCAAAGCGAATAAGACCATTAGTTACAGAAACACCATTGAGCATTTCACCTTCATAACTTGTATTAATGAGGTTAGCAATTCTACCTGCTGTAGTTGTTCCAGTATTAGCAGCCGACATATGGAATATTAGACCAGTCTTTACTAGGTCTGGGTAATGGCTGCTACTGAATACTTGTGCGCCGTTTATATTTGTTGCTTCAATATCTTCCTTTTCATACTGACCAAACATCTTCATGCCGGCAGGATGTGTTAGCGACTTAAGTGTGTTTCTATACTTTGATAGAGGCTTGTCAGTTCTAACGACATAAGAGAAGTTCTGATAATAATCTCTATTCTGTAGGTAATTCTGGGCGCTGATAAAGCCATCGTCATTAATATAACGACCTGGGTATGAATAGATACCTGTAACAACCGAAGTATTAACGACAGCGACATTACCTGTATGACCTGTTGTTAGGTCAAGAATAGGTGGAACAGTGTAACCAGTTCCTGGGTTAACAATAGTAAATCTTCTGATGATACCAATATCTTCTGTTGTGAATGTAAATGAACCACCACGGCCCAGTGTGGTCATTGGCTGAACATTAGCGCCGGTTCCTGTTGCTGACTTAATTACACAATAAGGCATCATTGTATAATCGTATCCCTCACCACCAATATAGTGACCAGAAATTTGAACCCATGCAACATTCATAATAGCGCCAGCAGCATTGACTACGCTTACTCTGGCAGCCGCACCTGATCCGAAACTATTTGCTTCGTTTCTATTGTGGAACTCGATAACATCATTGACCTGATAATTTAGACCAGGATTGAGTATCTTTAGTTTGCCGATGATGCCCATTTCTTGGACGATTGTATTTGCTTGAATGGTAAATGTAGGTGTACCGAAATAACTCTCACCAGGTTCGACAACGAAACAAAATTTAGCTGCACCGGTATTTGAATATGACCAGTAACCAACGGCATCTGCAATAACAGTTTCGCCTACTGTAGAAGCACCATCAACAGTCAAACCACCGTTAGCGACCTCTGTAGCAAAGCCATACATGTCGCATCTAACATTAGCAACATCTGAAATTCTAGTGTTACAAATATTATATTGATTGGGATGATAAATGTTTTCCCAAACGCTTTCTACTTCACCTAGAGCACCGATACCACCACCGCCAGATACAGTAATAAAATCGCCTCCTCTAGCTTCTGGACCGTCTTCTATACGACCACGATAGCCTGCACCACCATTATCTGGCAATGAACCTTCAATAAAGATTCTTTCAATACCACCGGCAGATACTCTTGAAATTCTTACTAGACCGCCAGTACCAGAACCATTTACTGGAATAATTGGAACAGTAGTACCTTCAACATAACCAGTACCACCATTAACAATATCAATATCGACAATCTGACCGCCGAAGATACGAGCAGTAGCATATTTTACTTGTCCGTCTTCTTCGAATAGTGCATAGATTGATTCGTCAGATAGAAATGGCTTATTAGAGTTTGAAATTCTTAGTTCGGTAACAAGTGTATTGTTATCATAGAATACATTAACTGCCTCGACTAGTGCAGTTGCTTTAGAAGTCAAGCCTTTAACTTCTTTATTCTGAAAATATGAATAGACCATAGAGTTGGCAACATTGTTAATAGCGCCGTTCTGGACTCTTAATGCTCTTTCAACATACCACTTACCGTCTGACGCTCTAAGAACATCTTGCTTAGGATAATAAACCTCGGCAGTTGTATTATATAAGGCTCTCATCAAGAAACGAATAGACTTTTCCGAGCCTCTTGATCTATAGAAATCCTTGGCGTGTTTCAGCACAAGGTTCTTATCAGCCAACATATTCTTGGGAAGTAGCTTGATATAATTGTTATAGAGTGTTTGAAGGATCTGATCATTATCACGAGCGTTATCGACATCCATATAACGACCGAAATTCTTCATAATGTTTGTTAGATCGGCACCGGGTGCATTAGCAACAGTTTTGTAAACGAAAAATCTTTCACCAACCAAACGCACTGGGTAACTATTACCTGTGATATTGAAGGTGTTGCTGCCTGGTACGACATTAGCTGCATAAGCACCAACATCTGTATTGGCTATTCTAATCTTGGTACCGTTAGCGATAGCAACATTTGATCTACCAACAGGAAGACTTACAACCACAGTGTTCGTATAATCTACGCCATATGGTGTTGTCGCACCAATTACGGTACTGATTGTCAGATTAGAAGTGACTGGCTTGATATAACTTGGAGTTTCTAGAAATCTATAATAGCTTCTAACAAACTCCAAGAAGATTTCGTGTTCTTCTCTGACGAACCCCGGAACCTGTTGATCAATTAATACTGATGTTCTGTTATTTGAAATAAATGGCATTATGTCTCTGCAATAACGTCGAATTGAATACTCTGTGGATTATCCACATCGATAGCTAGGATTCTATTTCTAGATGGCTTGATAATTTCCTGTGCAGGTACCGCACTGAAAGATACAACATCTGTATCATAGAATGAATTGTTGGCAACATCTACTGGTCTAATATAATTTAGCACAACCTGGCCACGGTCATAATAGATCGTTCCTGCGTTGTTATCTACAATTACCTGATCACCAGTTGATGTGGTGTAATATGTGCGAACTGTTCCTAGATTAGTCTCTAGAACTGGAACTGCCGCAGCACCTTCACCAAGACCTGTAATCTGCACCTGCGCTCTAGTATAGTTGCGACCCTTGTTGGTTACATTGATCTTGATAACCTTTTCATCTACCACAACAGCGGTAGCAGTAGCACCAACACCGTCACCGGTGATTGTGACTTTAGGAAGTTCTGTATAGCCGTCACCACCATTAATCATAGTGACAGAATTGATACCAGAGTTAGCACCTGGATCTTCTTCAAAATAAACATTTCTCTGATTTAGAGCGGTATCGATTACTTTGATCCATGGATATGAATTGAAACGATTGTATGCATCGCTTTTCATTAGAGGCATGTTATAGTTGATGATGTATCTTCTCAACTCATCAACGATCATATCAACTCTTTTCTGGACATAAACATCGATATCTGAACCTGTAATGGCAGGATCTGATCCTTCAATATACTGCTGCAACTTAGACTTACGGAAAGTTGACTTAAAGGTATTCAACTCATCGTTATTATACTTAAGAATAGCAGCCCTTACGATTTCTCTAATCTCATTAGCTGTTTTTGATGTTCTGTTAGGATCGTATGTTACTCTACCAGTCAATACAACGAATACATAATCTGGATCGACAATCTCTGGTGTAACAGTGACAACATTCTTATTTCTAACATAGTCACGCTTGATTATTTCTTTGTCCTGATCAGATAGCTTGTAATAGCCTTTGGTCTTAAATGACATAAAGACTTTGCCATATTGAATAGGAACATTATCTTCACCGCCCCAAACAGAAACGGCGTCGATATTTGGATAATTCTTAACAAGAGTTGATTCATAATCGGTTGTTGTAACAGCACGATTTTGTGCAGTATAGAAATTAGGCGCACGAATACGAATTGTTTCGATATCTTCCTTATCCACCGCACCTCTTGATGCCTGTCTAGTGGTAACTCTAACATCTTCACGATAATAACCACCAACTGGCTGAACGAACTTAAAGCCACCGATATTATTAGCGGCTGCTCCTGTTGTATCGAGATAGGTGATTTGAACAATGTTGCCGTTCTTAGGCTTATAACCTAGAACACCATCGCCAAAGTAAACAGTCCAATTAAGATTTTCGTTTTCTTCTACGAAATATACGAATGAGTCTGGTGATAGTTCTGTCAAGTCATTTGCTAGTGAATATTCTTCACTGTATGAATTACTTGATGACTCGAATACTAGAACAGTAAGGGTTGATGTATCGACATTAGCAGAAGGCAATTCAAATCTTCTGTATGGATTAGATGCATCTACCTTAAACTGCTGAGTAATTGCCTCGCCTTGCTTAATAACGACATTAGAAAAGGTGAATGCGGAGGCAAACTTTGAAACAGTATTTGAGTTAACTGTTACGAAAGGATAATTAATACCATTAACATCTGTGCCTAGAAGTCTAGTATATTTCTCTAGTGTGATTGTAGGAATAGTTGTTATTTCATTTCTGGTTGGCTTAACATAAACATCGATAACTGCCTGTGAACCACGAGCGGAAGCAGGCACATATCCAATAGCCTTAGAATGTGATAGAATGTTCTGACGGATCTGTGCAGTATCTAGAAAAGACTCATTGGCAAGCATGTTCATATAGAAAGCATTGTAATAAGTGTTATAGGCAAGCATGTCTAATAGAACAGCAAGACCAGAACCTTCGAAGTCATAATCTTGAAAGGTATCTTGTGAACGAAGATATTCCTTAAGATTCTCTCTAATCGATGTAAAGTCTAATTCTGTGACTCTTAGTGCTGCGTTTGAATTTGCGGATGCCATAGCTATTATCTAATCCTTTCTAGGAATACCGTCGTGACAACTGGCTCATTTCTATTTAGAATAACAAATTCAATGGTTATATCAAAACCATTTCT